AGCCAGCACCAAGACGTAAACAACAGAATAACAACAAAATATAAAATTAATAATCAGCAAACTACAGAATGACAGCATTTTAAAAGTTATGTTGTCATTCTGTAGGTTTACACATATTCTTCGGTATGGCGAATAAACGAAGACTTCCGCTCACGGCTTCACAGACAGCACAAAAACCACTGACAAGTAAAATCGCCCAGCACAGGCAATTCATCGACAGCGAGATCCGGAATGCAAGCAAGGAGGCGGCGTTCAAGATCCTGGAGCGGGTTAGCCGTGATGGGTTCGAGGTCTTTCCGCGCGTTGAGATATTCAATGGCCCCAGAACCATCAAGGCGCATGTGACAATCGTTGTCAAGCTCGACGATATCGACCAGGGATCAGAAGAAAACAAGGAGGCATCGTGAAGCGAGACATGAAGAGTCAGTATGGCGGAGACAGGTTCGTCTACGAAAAAACGAGGAAATCCGTTTCGGTCGCCACTGCTCGGGTGCAGGCGGCGGCTCACGCTTGCAGCCCTCTGCCGAAAGGTGAAGACTCCCTGTTCGGCAGGTTCTCCGTCTGGCTGGGCCGTACGTGGGTCGGAAAGCTCTGGCGGTCCATCGTATCTCCGTCCAGACGCGCTGCCATTCGTCTCGACTCGTCCACGGTCCCCATCGGATTCGAGCATGCGTACTCCTGTTGCGGACAGAAACTGCGCCCCGTATGGAAGCGCAAGCGCAGGGGCGGGCGGTATTACATTCACCACTTCAAGTGCCTGGTCTGCAAATCCACAACCGTCTATCGGTGGGATACCAGCTACCGCAGGATCTTCCAGGCGGATTTATGAAGCGAGGCCGAAAGCCGTTCACGCGGGAGCATCTTGCGCTCATCCTCCAGAATCTGGAGAAAATCCCGGACAAGACCCCGAAGGACCTAGCGCGAATAGGCACAATCCGGAGAAGACTGGGGATATTCACCTACGGGCGCGGGCAGACGAAGGACAACAAGCTCACGATTATCAAGGTCAAGGACTACATCAAAAACGGCGGCAGCCTCAGGGGATGCAAAGTGGTGGATCTGTGAAGGGGGCAAGCGCTGACCTCGGATAACTCTTCGAAGATTCGACAAAAAACATCAACAAAAATCGACCTTCACAAGGAATCGGCTGTTTCGTGCTTACCTTCAAGCATGCCCAAAAAGCAGAGCAACAGGGAATATGCAGGGAAGCCCTACGCTGTCGGAAAAGGCAAGCCCCCGAAGCACTCTCAGTTCAAGCCAGGCCAGAGCGGAAACCCGAAGGGGAAGCCCGCCATGCCGAAGGAAATCAGGGACCTCATCGGAACCCATGCCGTCGAAATCGTAAACGCAATGGCCAAGAAGGCGAAGGCCGGGAACGCCCGCGCCGCGGAAGTCCTGCTTAAGAGGCACACTCCCGCGTTGACCTCAATCGAATTCAAGGGGGAGATGAAGGACAAGAGCGCGCCCCCCCTGATCCTGGCTCTCCAGAAGCTCGAACAGACAATCTCTCAGGATCCTGGGTCAACTCCTGAAAAGAAAGAGGAGGACACCAGCAACCCCCCTCCCGCGACGTGATATTCCGTGGAAGCGAACATCACATTTTCCCCAAAGCAATACGACCTGATATTCCGCGCCAAGGCATCGTATATCGTCGCCAGCGGGCCCACGAGAACAGGCAAGACGCTGGCTACGTTGATGAGGTGGTATCGGTATCTGTACTCTGACGAGGTTCCGGAAGGCGTAGAGCTTCTGATGTCCGGGAGGACGCTGGGGAGTTTATACAGCAACTGTCTGCGGGAACTGCTGAAGTTTGACGGAGACTTCAACGACATGGAGTGGAGGTCCCACAAGTCGATGCTCTATGTCAAGTCGAAGCGCTTGGAGATCAGGTGCGTCGGCTGTGACGACATCAACGCGAAGGAAAAGATCAAGGGCATGACCGCCTGGGGCTGGTATTGCGACGAAGCAACCGCCCACCTTGAGGATTTCTTCGACATGGCCAGCTCGAGGGCGACGCCGATCGGGAACGCCGGGCGCAGGCTGAAGATCTTCACCACGAACCCAGACCATCCGTCCCACTGGTTCAAGACGCGAGTCATCGACTCAGCCAATCTCGACGTGAAGAACTACTTTTTCGAGTTCGATGACAACCCCGCCCTGTCGAGAGAAGCAATCGAAGAACTCAAGCGTACGCATGTCGGCGTCTTCTTCGACAGGATGATCAGGGGCTTGTGGACAGTTGCCGAAGGCGCTATTTACGACCAGTTCGACAAGCGGAAGCTTTTGGTCATGGCCGATCAAATGCCGTGGAAGACGATTCAACGGTACATCATCGGCGCCGACTGGGGATATGCGGAAGGTCACGCTCTCGCCCTGGTGCTCATCGCCGTAGACGCCAGCGGGACCCTGTACGTCATTGACGAGTTCGTCAAGGAACGGCAGCTCGTGGACAAGTCGCTGATTGACCAGCTCCAGATGAAGGGATGGTTCGAGCTCAAGCAGTGGTACTGGGATGGCCTGGCGTGGAAGAGCTGGAACGTCAAGCCGGATGTTGCCTATTGCGATCCGGCCCGGCCTGAGTACCTGCGGATATTCCGGGACCTGACTGGGATCAGCACGGTCGGCGCGATTAAGAAGTCCAAGGTCGAGCTCATCCAGTCGGTTCAGCGCAGGATCGTCCCGGACCCGCAGGGACGGTACGGGATCTACTTCCTGGAGGGCAAAGCGCCGGTATCTGTTTCTGAATTCGAGGGCTACCGCTGGCAGCCGGGTACGCAGGAGCCCATCAAGGAGAAGGACAACTCACAGGATGCGATTCAGTACGCGTCGTCCATGGTCGAGCGCGGCGCTGTTAAGTTCGTCAAGAAATAATAGGAGGTCAAGGTCATGATTGAAAACGCCATCGGAGGATTACTGAGTTTCGCTTTAGGCCTTTTGTGTGCGCGGTTGATACAGGTAATCATCCGGAACAACCACGCCGAGGCACCGAAAATTGACAAGTCGAGCGTGGTCAAGCCCGTTGATACGGCGTTCAGCACAAAGAACATCGGGTCATATACGAATTAATTAAACGGAGGTCAAAGAGCAGGAACAACATGTACGAAAAAGGCGAAATCTTTCTCACCCCAGCCCAGCGCGGGCGCATCGAGCTCCAGAACAAGTGGGAGAAGATGCTGCACGGCGAGTATCACCACGTCATCCTCATCGACAACAAGGGCGCGAAGGTCCCCGTGGACCCGCTGATTCCCATCCCGACCCTGCTCTCTGAGATCTCCGCGGACCTTCTGTTCGGAGAATTCCCCACACTCGATTTCGGCAACACCGACATGAACAAGAAGGTCGAAGCCTTCCTCCCGTTCGACTTTCCCACCCAGGCGATTGAGTCGGCAACCTACGTATCGGCCATCGGTACGATGTTCTGCTACCTGTTCAAGGCACAGGATCAGGACCGCGTGAATTGGTCTTGGATCAGGTCCAATCGCTGTGTGTGGGAAATTGACCCGATCACGAAGAAGCTGAAAGCGTTCCTGATCTTCACGGACGTGTCAGAGCCGAACGAGCATTTTAATTCGTTCGCCATCCAGGAGCACCGGATCACGGAGGGTCGCTACGTCATCTGGGAATACACAATCAAGGTTCGCAAGGCCGACAACGTCGTCGAGTCGCGCGAGATGACCGCGGAAAAGCGCATCGTTCCGTTCGATTTTATCCCGGTCGTCAAGATCGACAACCTGGGCTCGTTCAATTCCGTCATCGGGAAATCGGACTATTCCGGCGTCGAACAGCTCTTTGCGGAGCTCGACAACAGGATGGACCAGATCAATAACGTCCTGTCTGAGCATGCCGAACCGTGGGTGGCCCTGCCGAGCGGGGTGCTTGACCAGAACGGCCAGTTCAACCGGAAGAACGGCAAGATGTTCGAGCGGCTTGCCGGGGATGAGAGCAACATTTCCATCACCGCGTGGGATGCTCAGTTGTCATCGGCGTTCGATGCCGTTGACAAGATGATCGAGCTCATCCTGTTCACGCGCCGGATCAGTCCGGCTCTCGCGGGATATACGAAGGGCGGGTTCGCAGAGTCCGGCCGCGCGCTCAAGTGGCGCATGATCTCAACCCTCTCGATGATCCAGAGGAAGCGCCGATACTGGGACCAGTTTTTCAGGCAGTTCTTTGAGTTCCTGTTCGCCATGGAGCCGACCTTGAAAGGCATGAGCGCCGACGCCCTGAAACCGAGATGGCAGGACGGTCTTCCGCTCGATCAGACCGAGGAGATGAGCAACGTCACCTCCGCGGTCAACGCCGGGCTCATGTCGAAGAAGACCGGAATCGTCAAGACCCAGGAGGTTGACCTGGACAAGGCCCAGGTGGAGCTCGATCAGATCAACCTCGAACAGCAGAAGGAAGCCGACATCGAGAACACGAAGTTCAGGATCTGATGAATGGGTAAAATGCCGAAGTACATCCTCGCCCGGTCACGCGCCCTTTCAACGCAGATGCTTGGCCTCATCATGGATGTCTTCGGGTTGAGGGCCGATACCGACAGGGCCACGCTGACCAACATCAGAATCTGGGCGAAGAAGGTATCCGAGCAGTTCTACCACGGCGTCAGCATGCAGCTGAAGGACGTGGGGTTTCAGTCCTGGTCGAAGGTTCGCGCCGCGGCCGGCCTAAAGATCAAGGAGGCTGATTTCCTCGAGGCATGGTGGCACGAGATCAGGGCGCTCTCGTCTAAGGACCTCACCGAAGCCGGGATGATCCAGAAGACGATGATGAAGCGCCTCGGGACCGGGTGGAAGAAGTTCTACGAGGAATTCGACCTTTACTCCAAAACGAACCTCGGGATGTCTGGATACGACATCAAGAAGAAATTCCTGGAGACCACGGGCAAGCAGTTTGTTTCGTTCGTGGATAAGGGCGGCCGGGAGTGGGACGCCGCGTCGTACGCCGAGATGTGGGCCCGGACCAGGTCTGCTGAGATCGCTGACGTTGTGGTGCGAGACGAAATGGAAGTCCTGGACATGGACGTCGTTCAGGTGTCGAACGTTAACGACACGTGCGAGACGTGCATGCTGTATGACGGCAAGTATTACTCGTTGACGGGCGAGACTGAAGGCCTGCCGGTACTGGACGTCAGGTTCCCGCTCCATCCGAATTGTCTTCATGACGTCCTGCCGGTCAATGACGATTCGGACAAGATCGACAGGTATATCAAGGTCAACAAGAAGCGTGACGCAAGGATAGAGCAGTCAAGCAAAAACTGGTCTGACGAGGCGAAAAGCCGCGTTGATCGGCAGCTCGACTGGAACAAAAAACACAGATCGTGATGCCAGGGAATACAAATAGGTTCTGAAAACGGGTTCTGAATCGGTTGGAATCGGCACGGGTTTCAATCACAAGTAGGAATCGAAAGAGTAAGAATCGAGGAGAATTTCGATGGCTGATGAAAAACCGAAGGACCAGGACGGAAAGGATACGAATCGGACGTTCACGCAGTCGGAGCACGACAAGGCGATCTCGGACGCCGTCAACAAGGCGCTCGAACCCTTCAAGGACTACGAAAGCGTGAAGACCAAGCTGGCGGAGCTGGACAAGGCCAAGGCGGCGGCTGATGCCGCGTCGATGACCGAACTCCAGAAGACCCAGAAGATGGTCGAGGATCTCACGGGAAAACTGTCGCAGACGACCGCCGAGCTTTCGACGTGGAAAACCACCGCGGCGAAGGCCGAGGTGCTGTCGGCGCCGGAATTCGCGTTGCTCCCGAAGGCTTACAGAAACAGCATTTCGGGCTCGACAGCGGAAGAGATCGCGAAGTCAGCGAAGGACATCCTCGCCGAGTTCCAGGAGGACGTGAAGAAGCTGGGCGCGAAGCCCGGTAACCCGCCGCCTCCGCCCGACAGGCACCATTCCGAAACGGGTCCCAAGAAACCAGCGGAAGCGCTGGCAGAAAATCTCGCAAGGAAATTTAATCCCTTCGCGAAAAAATAACGAGGAAACACCATGGGTTCGATGAATGACGTCCTGACGCAGTACAATGTGATCGGGACCAGCTTTTCCGGCATCAGTGTGAAACCGCTGCGGCCGAAGTACGTTTTCGACGCCGTCGCCAAGGCCAAGGAATGGAACCTCAATTCCAACCCGAACCGCGGAGACGGGATCACCTTCCCCATCCTGGGCGCCCTGTCGTCCAACACCGCCGCGCTCTCTGCGACGGTCACCACGATCACCGCCGGCCAGAAGAACAGCTACACGCGGCGCTCGATCAACCTGGAGCTCTACGGCGACCACATGCCCGTGGATACGCTCCAGCTCAAGGCCGAGACCTTCGTGGATGACATCTCGGACTACGCCTTCAGCATGACCGACCAGGCCATGAACTCGCTGAACAAGCTGGCCCGGAGCAAGATGGACCTGAACAAGTACAGCAATGAGGCCTCGGGGACCCTGTCCTCGACCTACCACGCGTACGGGTCCTACGGCTTCGGCGCCTCCACGGCGGGCCCCCTGAAGGCCAAGACGGTCCGCGCGGTCGTCGCGAAACTCCGCGGCGCCAACGTGCAGCCCTTCGCCGATGGCCTGTTCTACTGGGTCCTCCCCAGCGCCCAGTACACGCAGCTCCGCGCCGACTCCGGCACGGGCTCCTGGACGTCCAGCAAGCAGTACGTCGATGCCGGCGTCTCCGAGATCATGAACGGCGACGCGGGTGTCTTCGAGGGGGTGCGCTTCATCATCAACGATGAGGTGAAGGGCGCCGGGACGAACACGCTGTCGTCCTACTGCTTTGGCCAGGAATTCCTGGGCAAGGCCATCGGGTACGACGTGCGCGTGAAGACCAAGTCCACGCTCGACGGCCCGCACGAGAACATCCTGACCTTCTTCTGGGATGCGCTCGTCGGCTACAAGACCATCCGGCGCGACGCCGGCGTGGTCGTCCAGACCGTCAGCACCGTCCAGTAGTCGGAACATCACAAGCCGGGGGCCTTCGGGCTCCCGGTTTTAATAAGAGGTCCATCATGAAGATTTCAGCCTGTCTGGTTTTGAAGAACGAGGGAGAGACGATACTGCGTTGTCTCGATTCCCTTGTGGGTATCGCCGACGAGATCATAGTCGGCATCGACTCGGCCACATCCGACAACACAGCGCAGGAAGTCGAGAAATTCTTCAAGTTCCAGAAGGGCATTCCCCACGTCGTGTATACCTTCACCTGGGACAACGATTTCAGTAAGGCCAGGAACGAGGGCATGGACAAGGCCACGGGTGACTACATCCTCATCATGGACGGCCACGAATACTTCCCCGAGCGCTGGTATAACATCTCCGAGGGGTCCGTCATCCCTGTGCGCGATGTCGTGAAATCCATCGTCAAGAAGACGATCGAGGAACAGAAGCCGGATGACTGCCTCATCCAGCTGTACCAGCAGCCGTTCATCGGCGAAACACCGAACAATTTCTTCATGCAGCCCAGGATCTACCGGAATGACCCGAAGATTCGTTTCGGCAGGGCCGCCCATAACACCATCAAGAACACGAATCCCGAGAAGTCCATCCATTTCCCTGAGATCATCCTGATCCACGACGCCCCCGAATCGAACAGGACAGAGCGGGCGAAACAGCGCGTCGAAATGAATATCATCGCGCTCAACAAAGACCTAGAGAAGGATCCCGCGGACTGGCGGGCGATGTTCTACCTCGGCAATACCCTGCTTGAGGCCGAGCGGTATCAGGAAGCCATCGGTGTCTACGACCGATACTTCGAGACCGCGCCGTACGACAATTCCGAAAAATACCAGGCATACATCCATAAGGCGCTCTGCCTTCGCGGTGTCGATGAGTTCCCCAAAATGAGGGACGCGCTGTCGCTGGCAATAGGCATCGACCCGGTTCGGCGCGATGCGTACATCCTCATGGCCGAGGCGTACATCGGCAGGAAGGAGTATGACGCCGCGCTGTTCTACGTGAAACAGGCCCTCAGCCAGTCGCTCAAGACGTCGCGGATGTTCCAGTCCGGGTCCGCTTCGACATGGCATCCGCACTACCTTGCGGCTGTGTGTTACGAACAACTTAAGATGGTTCCCGACACCATCGCCAGTCTCAAGTCTGCGTACCGATACCAGCCCCGGCCAGAGTGGGCGGAGATGATCCGGAAACTCAGCGGCGCGTTCAACGTCCTCATCGTGGATTCTGTCGGTTCGTTCACCAAGAGCCTGTCCGACCACCTCATCAAGCGCGAGTACAACGTCTGCTCGAGCAAGTCTTACGTTCAGCGCCTGGGCGAGTGGGCGGATTTCATCTTCTGCGAGTGGGCTGACCCCGAGGCCGCCAAAGCAAGCCAGGATCAGCCTGAGAAGACGGTCATCCGGCTTCACGGTTACGAAGCATACGCGCTGGAGAACCTTTGGCCCCAGATCAGGTTCAACAACGTCAAGAAAACGATTTTCGTGGCGGGACATGTCCGGGACCGCATGGTCGAGAAGGCGGGTATCCGGCCTGATGCGACGGTGGTTATTCCCAACGGGGTGGATATCGACAAGTTCAAGATCACCACGCTCACGCGGGACGAGCGGTCAATCGGATACGCCGGGTTCATCAACGAGAAGAAGAACCCGTTCCTGCTTCTCCAAATCATCAAGCGGAATCCCGGATTCATCTTCCACCTTCGGGCCGACTTCCAGTCCCCCTACTGGAAGGCGACATTTGACCACGAACTCCGGGACTGCCGGAATGTCGTATTCCACGGACGGTACGAAAACCTGTCCGAGTTCTGGAACCAAATGAGCGGCGTGATCTCGACGTCCATCATCGAATCGTTCAGCTTTAACGTGGCCGAGGCGATGGCCTGCGGGTGCGTCCCGTACATCTACTCCTGGAACGGAGCGCGGGATATCTGGGACCCCAAGTGGATCTTCGACACGTTCCCGGAATTCAGGGCGGACGTCACCCCGGAGGACCGGAGGGCGGTCAGGGAATACGTGGCCGAGCGCTATCCGCTCGACAAGAACCTCGCTGAACTCGAAAAGGTGCTCGTGTCATGAATCAGGTCACAGCCATCATCATTCACTACCGCAGGCAGTCTAACATCCCGCACATCGTCGGCGCCATCATGGAGCAGACGGTCCCGGCTGATATCTGGATCTGGGATAACCAGAACGTGTTCACCGAGATAAACGGGGTCACGCTCTTCAGCTCCAGCAAGAACTTCGTCTGTCGCCCCCGGTTCATCCTGGCGGGTATGGTCCAGACTCCGTACGTGTTCAACTGCGACGATGACCACATCGTCAAGGACAAGCAGTTGTTCGAGAAGATGATCGCGCTCTCGAAGGAGAAGCCCGACTGCTTCTGGGGCTGGCCGGCGCGGAAGGAATACAACAACTCCCCCCAGAGGGACGCAGAGGGCATTCCCGCAGACCTGGTCAATACTGGGATCAGCTTCTACCCGACACGGCTCATCAACAAGATCATGGCGAATCCGTACATCAACGATTCCGACAAGTTCCAGATGACCGAAGAAGAGTACAGATACGCGGACGACCACTGGATCTCAGCCCAGCTCCCGCTCAAGATCGCGCACCCCACGCTGGAAGCGGGTATCGGTAAGATGTATGACCACGGCGTGGCTCTCAGCAGGGACCCGAGGCACATCCCGATACGCGAGGCCGCGGCCCGCAAGTTCTGGGGGAACGCATGAAGCTCTCGGTCATCATGCCTTTCTTCAACCGCCCGCAGTACATGCGGCAGGCCATGGATTCGTTCGTCGATCAGAGCATCAACGGCGAGTTCGGAAGCGCAGACGATATCGAGCTCGTTGCGGTCAACAACGGCGGGACCATCCCCGAATACATCGGCGAGTACAGGAGCAAGATCAAGCACTTTGTCCTGGTCGATAAGACGGCAGGCAACTCCATCACGCCGATCAACACGGGTATCTTGCGCTCGTCCGGGGAATGGATTACCCAGCTCCACGACGATGACACGCTGACGCCGGATTCAATCCAGACAAGGCTCGAATACATCAAGGCCGCCGAAAAACTCGGCATCGAAGTTCTGTGCTTTGGCATGCACAAGATGAACAATGCGGGGAACAGGACGGGGTACTACCCGGCCCTCCCCATCTCGGCCATCGGGATGCTCGGCAAGGAGTTGGTCCCGTTCGCCGTCATGACGTGGAAGGCCTCCATCATTAAGCGGTTCGGACCGCTTGATGAATCGCTCCCGATGCAGGCGGACTACCTCTTCAAGATCCGTTGCGCGATGGAGTGTTCGTGCGCCTCGATCAATATTCCCGTCTATAACTACAGGAGCCATCCCGGACAGGAGTCCGTCAGGCTCCGGAGCGTCAAGGACGCCGAAACTGAACGTCTTGCTCAGATCGTAAACCAGCTTTATGGAGGTCATCGATGAAGGTCACCATTTGTGTCATCAACTACAACGACAAGACCAGGGTTTCGCGCGCCATCACATCGGCGTTGAACCAGACCTGGCATGACAAGGAAGTCATCGTCGTGGACGACGGGTCGGACGCGGAGACAAGGAACATCTACGGTCAGTTCTCGGACCGTATCAAACTAATCCAGTTGGAGCGCGAAGACGTCAGGGAGCGGAACCCCTCGCGCCCGCGCAACGCAGGTCTCAAGGCCGCCTCGGGAGAGTTCATCTGCTTTCTGGATTCGGACAATTACTATGACTCCCGCTTCGTCGAGGAGTCCATGAGGGACATCGTTGACGTGTCGTTCTGCGACTGGGAGATCATCGGCCTCGACAACTACAAGATCAGAAT